CCTGCTCCACCACCGCCAGCTACAACAAGAAAAGAAACAACATTATTTGCAGCAGCACTAGATGCACAGTTTACAGTAAAAGTTCCTGGACCTGTAAACGTATGGACTTTAAAATTACCATCAGTGGTAATAGTTCCACCTGATGCAGACACAAAATCTTCACCAACTATTGAAGAAGAATCATCTTGAGTAGGCACCCATCCTTGAGTTGCATCTACATAAATTAATACGATTGAAGCACCCGCTGTATCTATAACTGGATTAATAGCAGTACCACCATTAATAGGTTCACTATTTCTATTTATTGTAAAATTATTTGTACCAAAAGTGCTATCATAATCTTTTACAGCAACAATATCTCCTGCACTCGGTGAGGCTGGTAGAGTCATTGTAATTGCTCCACCTGTTGTGTCAACAAAATATCCTTCACCACTTACTGCTGTAAAGCTCGCTGTTTTTTTAGTTGTCTCCCAGTTAACTGAACCAGAACGACCAAACCCTGATTGTGATGCTCCACTTGCAAGTGATACTGTATCACCTGAAGCACCGATAGTTATGTTAGTTCCTGATTGAGAAATTATTACTCCACCATCAGTTGCTTTTAATGCGTTTGATTTTAAATCTCCATTAACTGTTACCGGAACACCTGCTGTTACTGATACTGAATCACCAGAATCTCCAACAGTTACTGTCCCACAATTTGTTCTTGGACTTATTTTATTTACTTTTACTTCACTCATAATTACCTATTGAAACTTGTATCTTATTACTACTATACCAGATCCACCATTACCACCTGAATCTGGTGGTCCTCCACCACCTGCTCCACCACCGCCACCGCCAGTGTTAGTTGTTCCTGCACCTGCAGCAGCTCCGCATACTCCACCTGCTCCACCGCCACCTGATCCACCAGCAGCTGCAGAAGGTGTTGGTGCGGAAGGAGATGACATACCTCCTCCTCCACCAGCTCTTGTAACTGGTGAACCTGTAATACTTGATGTTGCTCCTGCTCCGCCAGCACCGCCGTTTTGAGGACCTTGACTATTTTGACCTGTTGCTGTGGCTCCTCCGCCACCAGCTCCTCTTTGATCTCCTGTACCACCCATTGCTCCACCTTTACCACCAGGATTACCTTGAGATGGAGTTGTAGGAGGTGTATTTCCTGCTCCACCTGGAAACATAGGTCCACTAGTTGGAGAGCAAGATGTTGGGCCACCGCCTCCACCACCTCCGCCTCCGCCAGAACCTCCAGCGACTGCGCATGTAGTATTAGCTCCACCACCTCCACCACCAGCTGATGTTACTGTTGAAAAAGTTGAAACTGCACCACTACCACCAACCGTTCTAAATACAGCTGTACCAGTTCCGCCGGCACCAACTGCAATTGGATAAGCTTGTGCTGTAACTGTAATAGCAGTTCCACCTGGATTACCATTTAAAGGTGATACTGCATAACAACCTGAAACTGGTGCTCTATATTCTCTAAAACCACCGGCACCACCACCGCCACCTCCGTCTCCTGAAGCTCCACCACTTCCACCACCTCCACCAGCCACAACCATATAAGAAACTGTATTGTCTGCAGCAGTGCTTGAAACTTGACTAACTGTAAAAGTGCCTGGTCCTGTAAAACTGTGAATTTTAAAATCTCCTGATTCAGTTACAGTTCCACCTGTAGCAACTAAATTTAAAGCACCACCACTTGTAAATTCATTTTCGTGTACAGTTTTCCAACCAACTGTTGAATCGACATAAACAAAAGTTAAACCCTGACCTTCTGTTGAAATAATTAATGTACCATCAGCACTACCACCATTTATTTTTTCTCCACTTGCAGGAGTTATTGTTAAATTATTTGTATCAAAAGTTTTATTGTAATCTTGTATTGAAACTATAGCACCTGCTGAACCAGATGGCATAGTCATTGTTATAGCGCCTGATGTTGTGTTACAAAAATAACCCTCACCATTAACTGCAGTAAAATTTCCTGTTTTAGGAGTTGTCTGCCAATCAACAGTTCCTGTTCTACCAAATCCTGATTGAGTAGCCCCACTTGTAAGTGTAACTGTTCCACCAGATCTACCTATAGTTACAGTTGTTGCATCGATGGCTGCAGTTTTACAAGCTCCGCCACCAACTGTAAGTGTTGATCCTGATTGTTGTGTTATCTGATCTACTTCTACTTTACTCATTAAATTACTACTACCGTTCCTGTTATAGTTTGTGTTCCAGTAACTGTTACTGGTCCTGCTAATACTCCCGAATCAACTGTTTGGTCTTCATCTAATGTTGATGCATGTGTTACGACATAACCCGTGGCTGTCATAGATGGTGACATAGCTCTCTTCGCTGGTAGTGTACAAAATACATTTTTAGTACCTGCAGAAAAATCTACTTTGCTATCACTATTTGATGATGAAATAACTGTGTCTCTTGATAAAGTATCTGGTGAAGCATCAGTAACCGTACCAATACCTACCTCAAACTCACCTGCAGAATTATTTTCAATTGCATAGTAAGTTGTGTTAGTTGTACCAATTCCTGAAACAAAACTTTCATAACCTTGCTCAGCTCCTGCAAGATTCAATGTTCCTGTCCCAGTAGTTGTA